GCGATACGCGAAACCTCCATTTTGGAATGAGCGCGCTGTTGTTGCATAGTGAGCTGTTGCTGTTTCATGGTTGCAATACGCTCGGCAGCTTGTTGGAGATTAGAGGTCGTAAGAAGTGCGCGCCGAATATCCTCATTAATAGAAATATCAGTGGACGTTTTTAGCTGACGAAGACGTTCACGACGAGAATCAGCAGAAATACCACGAAGTTCAGATTCAAACTCAAGATCAAATCTAGAACGATTGGTATAGGCACTTTTAAGTTCATACTCTTGCTTAATAACCTGATTAGTGGCACGAAGGTTATCGATTTGGGCCTGCTTGATTTCTATATCCGTGATAGCAGAAAGATAAGCAAGGCCAGCAGAAGAAACTGAATTACCAATTTGAGGGTCGCGGAATTGCGTGTTTTGGACATCTGGCGTGTTGACTGGTGAAGCCTGACCACTCGCAGCGCCTGACGACTGGCCATAGACGAGATTAGGATTGAGACCGGCAGCTTTGAGGCGTGCCATTTGTTGTTCCGGACTATTGTACTGATTTTGAAGATGCCAGAAGGCGAGATTGTCGCGTTTCTGGAGTTCGTACATTTTACGGTTGTGCTTTTGCTGCGCAAAATTCGTAAAGATTGTAGAGCCAGAATTGAGAGCAGCGCCGCCACCAGCGGCCAATGCTCCTATTGCGGCTAAAGGTAAAGGCATATTAATAATATTTAATTTTTAAAAAAAAATTGTGAAAGTTGTATTTAACACCACCCGCCCCCACTGTAAGACCTTAACGGTCTTGTTGCGTTCCTTGTAGTCGCGCCGCTTCGCTATGCTCCCCGTAGAACTTACTACGACCTCTCTGGTCTTAGGTGGGGTGGGGTGGTGTCAATTAGCCATAATACATCAAGAGTAATTATGGCTAACGTTGCACTAGGCTTTTCTAGACTTTGGCATCTCCTGCCGAGGGCTACTTTACTTACCACCACCATTCAGGGGCCCTACCCTAAAAGGTGGCGCTAAGTAAAGTAAATTTCCGAACAAGTTTACACGAATATCATGCACTTTAACGAAACATTAACGTTTCGGTGCAGGTTCTGGTTCAGGGGTAGGTTCGGGCTTAGGTGCAGGTTCGGGTTTAGGTTCAGGTTCAGGCCGAGGCTTAAACTGTTGTTCCTCAACGAATTGTTTAAGATCACGGGCCATATCAAGTTTATCCATTTCCGTCATATTATGAAAATCGGGAATATCTTCTTCACCAGCATAGACTGGCTGAAAGGTTTGGACGTTTTCGCCGCGCACATAGCGGCGGAGAAGTTCCTCCAATGACATAGTCATACCGGGAACGGTTTTAGAAGGGCGGTTATTCTCCTCGGGACGAGAATTTTTAATGCCGAAGTGAATGGCAGTTTGCCAGTTTACAATATGTCGGTGTCTCATAACCGTTCTTTTTGTTGTGAGTAAAAATGTTTGTGCCTGCCATATCGGGCAGAGGATTTCCATTGTTCATATGTGAAATCTTTATAACCTAAAAGGGCAAACCGTCTTTGTTGTTCCATTTCTTGTTGCTCACTAACAGTCTGCGCAATGCGCGCCTGTTGCTTTTGTTGATCGTCATTATATAACTTATTTCTGTAATATCGGGGCATCGCAACAATGTTCCCACCCGAGCGGGTGAGGTACATACGGGAAACGTCCGCACCATGGTAGGTGCGGACTTGATCCGTAAGATAGTTGTCGCCGAGCGACTTAGACATAAGCGAAAATTCGCGGACACGATCATCACGGATGTGTTTAGCCTGCGACGGCTTATCAATGTACTTAAGCGTGTAGGCGATAGAATCGCCAGAAACGGAACCAATATGAACATCGCCGAGCTGCCATGCGGTATGGAAGTTTTCCGGCTTTTCAACGCCGAAAACAATCGCGTGATAATGGGGACGTCGGTTTTTACTTCCATATTCCCCAACAGCATAATATTTGATTTTCGCATCTTGTAATTTTCTAAGACGTTTCCAATAAAGTTGAAGATCACGCTTTTTAAGTGACATAAAGCCATGTTCAGTAATGGGTACATGGTCAGTATTATAAGTTAAAGTGACGAAATGTGCGGTAGAAGAGCGCTTTTCTTCCTGAAGCAAACGAAACACCCAACCGTTAACACGGCGAAGTTTACACGGAGGGCACCGGCCACACGGAACCGGAACTTTTTCAAAGCCGCCTTTTGGCAGCACGTAAAAGGGGGAATCACAGGCCATACTAAATAGACGGTATTCCGTATTTAGGCAATTTCCGAACGGCGGAAATGCGGTTGAAGATATGCGCGTAGATATGGTCAACATCGGGGTCGGTAACAGCAAAAATACGTGTATCGGGAACACATTGTATAAAGACCTCATTTAAAGCGGGGTCGGAAGCGAATTGACGGCCAAGATGCCAAAAATCCAAAGTAGTACGCATTTCACCCGCAACCCGAGAGTTCATAAACTTGTACTCGGAGTAGCGGGGAACATAACCAAAAATTCGGTTAGGGTCTCCTGCGGCGACACGGGCTTTTACCTCTTTTTGGAGGACTTCTTGTTCGCCGATGTTCGCAAACGTTGGCCACGCGTAATCCAAACGACTAAAGCGGGAAAAAGAGCGATGAAGACCGTCTTGATATGCAGTAACAGGCTGGACGTTAATAATTCCGACAATAAATCCATGTTCTTCACAACGATAAGTGAAACGATTTCCAGAACCGACAGAAATGCCGTGACCGGCCATTTGGCCGACATTAACTCCCGCTTCAGTATTTTCAGCAGTAGCAAGTACCTCGCTAATAACCATATTCTGTTTAGCACCGCCAAGGTATTCAGGGCGTTGCAGACGTGCGTCAGAGGATTTCACGCCAAAATGGGAAAGAATATTCTCCACATATCTAGTACCACCACGAGCGTTACGCTCCAACCATTCTTGGAGACGGAAGGCACGGCGAACGGTATTTATATCGACAGCGTCAGATTGTACATCCACTTTAAGCGTACCGTTGGGGTCTAAAGCGGCAGGGCTATTAACATGCATACCAGTCGAAAGAGGAGTAGGACCGGTAAAGTTAGTAGCAGCGGCACCAATCGTAGTACTTGGTAAACCGGTCGCAGCATCCATAAATATCGCGGTATTTTCAGCGACGGTAGCGGTAGGGTCGTGTTCATAATACACTTCTTGTCCTTGTGCAATAGTAAGAGGCAATTGCACAGAATCACCCTTCTGCGCAAAAGGAAGCGCAGAGGTAAAATAGTCGTGCATCCATGCACGTCGGAGTGGCGACTCCTGCAACCATACAGAATAAGCGGTAGAATTATCTCCGGCGAGAAGCTCGGAAAAAACAGGGTCTTGGAGATTTTGGTCACGGTAATACTCGTCCCAGATTTTTAAATAGGCGGCAAGAGCCATCGGCGACATAGGTATATCGGTAGTATACTCCCCAGTAGGTATGCCAATGTAATCGGCCAGACTACCTTCGACAACAGTATCCACGTCGCCAGCAGGACCAACAGTAACAAAGGGGGCCTGAACATCGGAATTGCCAGTAATCCATTGTTCCCATTCAGGCCAGAGAAGGCGATTAGGAACAAAAAAGAAATGCGTGGTGACATTCACCTTATGCATTACCGGAGAAACCAAAGGGGCGAAACGAAGAAGGTTTTCTACATTAATAGAAACCTTATCGCCCGGAAGACAATCCATGACACAAGTGGGAACGAGTTCACCCATACTGAAGCTTAATTTCAGGTCATGGGACAGGTCAAAACGGTTGGTATCGACACCGGGAAATTTGACCGAATTAAAAATGTTTTTAGCCATCTTTTAAAATAAAAATTTGAACAAGTGAATTGAGGGGCAAATCATAGGAATGCCCATCAAGAACCCTAACACAATCACAAGAACCTAGTCCGATAGCATACAAAATATAAGTATAACCACCGAAGTAAAACACATCACGATCTTCCAAATCAGTAATTAAAACCTCTTTGGTAGATAACTTAAAAAACTGTTCTTTTTTCATAAGCGGATGCCACCACGGGCCACAAAGTAAGAACGAGAAGAACCGCCACGGCGACGGCGAGAATAGGACCGACGGCCACGACCGCCACGACGAGAATAACGCATAATTGATAGTGTTGTGCCCTACTTATATTTCGAGCGGGTGAAAAAATCGAGGATAGAAGGGGTATCATCATCAGAACCAAATAAATCCTGCAACATACGTCCAGCAATGCGTGACCACATAGGATCGTTCGGATTGATACCCTGCTTACGAAGATCGATTTCAAGATCTTTTAGGGTATTGTCTTTCCTAGTAGACTGAATAACTTCGGCCAAACGGCGTTTTTCGACTGCGATACGCGAAACCTCCATTTTGGAATGAGCGCGCTGTTGTTGCATAGTGAGCTGTTGCTGTTTCATGGTTGCAATACGCTCGGCAGCTTGTTGGAGATTAGAGGTCGTAAGAAGTGCGC